ACCAACGCCCTCGATATCGGCAAAGGGAACGAGTTTCCGAGTCAGGTCTTCCCGTCTCACCAGGACACGAGCGTAGCGCTCGAAAAGTACGTCTCGAGCGAATTCCTCGCCTGGCTGTTCTGTTTCACGACCGGCCAAGCCACGAAAACGGTAGCGGGAACCACCGGCTTCACCTACGTGGCCACGCCCAACGATCCGGCGGTGACCTGCATCAATCTGCCGTGCTTTACCTGGGACGAGCAGATCCGGCCTTCGCCCAATTCCGTGATCGACCGGGCGCTGGTCGGGAATGTGGTGAATGACTGGACACTGACGATGTCGAGCGGGCCGGGGCGCGCCAACTGCCGCGTGGCCTGCACCCTTCCCGGCTCCGGTCGAGTGCAGAGTCCTGGGCTGGGGCCGCTGCCCGCGATAACCCCTGAGCACTTCCTGAACGCGGCTGGCGCCTACATCACGATCAACGGCATCGACTACGTTCTCTCGCAAACCTTCATCAGCCTGGAGTTCCGCTGGAACAACAACGTGCGGCTGGACACCGGCCTGTATCCCGGTTCAGGCACGCAGAACGGCTTTGCCGTGCGCGGGCGCATGGAGTACGGAGTTCGCGAGATGACGCTGAATTTCGTTGCCCGCGCTCAAAAGGGCAGCATCGAGTACAACAACCTTCTGGCGCAAGTGGAGGGACCGGCGACCTTCGGGGTGAAGGGGGCCGTGATTGATACGACCTTCTTCCACGACTTCAACATCCACATGCCGCGCACCATCATGCAGTCGGTGGTGAACGGCGATGACGCCAATATCGTAACCGTACAGTGCGGGGTGACCATCCTCCAGCCGACCGACGGGGTCACTCCCATCATTTCGATGTCGGCCACCACCACGCATGACGCCATCCTGGGGCTATGACAGTGTTTGATACTACCGACACCATCACCATCGGGCTGCGCACGGCTGGCGTTGGGAAGACCGACATTACCGTGCGCTGGCCTGCCGACGAAGAATGGGCCGCGCATCGCAAGCGCACGCGGCTGCTGATGCGGCAGCTGGGCCGGGGCGCTTCGGAAATGGAAAACGATTCCAGCGCCGCCGATCTGAAGCTGTATGAATCCATCAAGCAAAACGGCGCACCTCCGTTGACTGCGGGCGAAGCCACCAGCATTATTCGAGCCATCGCAAAATGCGAGGTGACCAGGGTGGAACTTGGCGCGGACGAAGCCGAGGCGGAACTGCAAATCCTGACGGGGCGGGTAAAGCACACAATGCGCATCCCCACGATGGATGAGGTCCGCAGGTTACATCGGTCGACGCGCTACATCACCTTGCCTTACAACTGCCAGGAGGTCCGCACCAACATGGAGGCGGGAGCGGCGCTTTGGGATGCCTGCGGCGGGAAAGCGGACGGGTACGCCGGCCAAGTGCCCAATCTCCACAAGGACGCTGTGATCCGGCAGGTGATCAATGAAATCGAGCAGGAGGCGACGGCGAGCTATGACGAGGGAAATTTTTAGCGGGCGGGGGTTGGCCGTCTCAGCCTTCGCCGCGGTTCGTCATTCACCGCATGCTGCGCCGCAACCTCCTCTGCCCCGACGGCCCTGGCGAGTGCCCCGAAGTGCTGATGCGCGATCCTTTCGCGGATGCCAACTCCCCGTCGTGCGACGAATGCCCGCTTGCGCTGTTGGACGAATATCTGGCGAGACCGGCAGGCCGGTTGATTGGCCAGACCATCGACCTGGATTTCGCGCTGCAGGCGGGGGTGACCGTTAGCCTGAAGGACATCACCTACCCGGAGTTTCTGTTGCTTCGCTTCCTGAGCGAGGAGCGCAACCGCTTCCAAGCGGAATCGGCGGAGAGGGTGACACGTGGCCGCTAACAACATTTACATCCAGGTCGACTTCAACAGCCAAAACGCGCAGCAGAATGTCAACGCGCTGAACCAGTCGATTGCCACCACTGGCCCCACCGCAGAGAAGAGTTCCAAGCAGGCCACCAGCGGCCTGCAATCCATCGGCGTATCGATCCAGCAGGTAAACCGGGAGTTCTCGCAGCTGGCGGCGGCGTTCGCTGGCCTGGGGGTCTCGCGCGCCATCGCCGGGATGGTCCAGATGTCGGCGGAATTGAGCCGCACGCAGGCGGCTATGGAGTCTTTCACTGGCAGCGCGCAGGAGGCCAACAAAGTCTTCGAGGAGATCCGCGCCGTCGCCGCCCAAAGTCCGTTCCGGTTCAAGGATCTGGAAGAGACGGCCCAGCGGCTGATGGGATTCGGCCTGGCCGCGAAGAACGTGCCCGACACCCTGAAGGTGATTACCGATCAGGTGGCGCGCATGGGCGGCACCATCGAGGGCGTGAACACGATCGTCAACCTGTTCGGTCGCGTCATGGAAAAGAATTTCGTGGGCGCGATGGATCTGACGCGGGCGCTTCCGGCCCAAGGCGTTCCGGCGTTGAAAGCGCTCGGGGCCGAACTGGAGAGGATCTACGGCCAGAAATTTGACGTGGAGCGGACCCGGAACGCGATTAAGGAAGGGATTCTCGATCCGCTGCAAACCGTCCGCGTCATTCTGGAGTCCATGCGCCAGAAGGGCGACGCCAGCAGGTTCAGCGACGATGCGGCGCGGGCGTTCAAGAATCTGGCCGATACCGTCGATAACGTGCTGGGCAAACTGTTCGGGCCGAGTGGCTTTGGCCCGGCCCTGACGAAACTGGCGAATCAGGTCAGCACGCTGCTGGCGCCGCTGGGCGGGCTGGTCGACATGCTGATGAAGCTGCCGGAGCACACCAAGGAAACCATCCTCCAGGTCACGGCGGCGGCGGCGGCATTTGCGGTATTCGGGACGGCTCTCGGTATTGTCACCTCCCTAACGAGTCCGCTATTGGGCCTCATCGGCGCCATCGGCAAGTTCACCATATCGCTGGCCACGATGAACCCGGAACTGGCGCTCACTGCAGTTCTGCTCGGCGGGCTGGGTTATGCCGCCTATAAGCTGATCCCGCAGGTCAAAGCATTCACGGATAACCTGATCGGGCCGCTGGTCGACAAAATCAAAAACACGCTTTCGAGCCTCGCGCTGGAAGGCAGGAAATTCTTTGCCGACGCCTTTAAGGGCGGCACTCCCATCGATCTCGGTGCTCTCACGAACACCGACGCCCTGTTTCAGAAACTCAAGGACGAGGAACAGAAGCACGCCTACGAGGCGCAGCGCACCCTGCTCGAAGCGCTGGCCTCGCCGGTCGAGGCCGTGCGCCTGAAATACGCGACCCTGTTCAGCGAACTGGAAGAAAAAATCAAAAACCTGAAGGAAGACCAGAAGACGGCCTTGCGCGAGATCCTGGGCGGGGCCGAAAACACCGAGACGGCGGCGGCGGCGTTCAAGGAGAACAAGAAACAGCTGGACGAACTCACCCGCTATCAGGTGGAGCGCGCCAAGGGCGCGGCGGATGCGCAGGTGGCCTACATCGAGGCGCAGGACGCGCAGGATCTCCGCAGCAAGGTGCGGAACTACGATCAGATCACGCAGATCCGCATCGACGCTGCGAACGAGGTCGGCAACATCGAGAAGAACAACCTGCGCGACCAGTTTCAGACGTTCGTGGAGATGGTTGACCATTACCGCGCTGATTTCGCCAAGGCGGGCATCGACGTCGACAACATGATCGAATCGCATCGCCGGGAACTCCTGCGGCAGCAAACGATGATCGATCAGAAGGCGTTCGATGAGTCCCAGAAATACCGGCTGGAGGGACACAAGAAAGTAAACGACGCGATCATCGAAGACCAGAAGCGCGTGTACGACGCTTTCAAAGATCAGTTCAGCCAACTCTTCGACGTGTTCACCGACAAGTCCAAGAGCCTCGGCCAGGCGCTCGGTGATTTCCTGAAAAAGTCTGTGATAGGTGAGGCCCGTCAACTGTTCTCCAGCGCGATGGCGGGAGCGGCCACGCAGGCGGCAGGATATGGCCGACCCGAAGAGAGTGTGAGCCGGGGTGGGCAGGGCATTCTAGGAGTCCTGCTGCGGCGCGGGATGCCGCCGCGACCGCCGATGCCTCCGCCCGAGTTGCAGCAGATCCCCGAGGCGTCGAGCGGAATTAGCTTCCCGATGGCGTCTTCCATGAAGGGCAGCGCGCAGCGGTTTGAAATCTCGACGGATGCCTACTCGGTGGCCACCATCCGCTTCGCGGAGGCGGTAAACAACTTCGCGGCCGGCGCATCGGTGCAGCGCTTCGGCAGCGCCGACCGGGCGGCGGACCCCAACACCACGATGAACGAGGCCTTCCAGCAGGCCAGCGGAGCCACCGGGGTGCCGCAGCCGCTTCTGCGGGCCGTCGCGCAGGCCGAATCCAGCATGAACCCGCGAGCGGTCTCGCCCGCTGGGGCTATGGGCCTCATGCAGCTGATGCCGAGGACGGCGGCGGGACTCGGAGTCACACAACCGTTCGATGTCGGGCAAAACGTGATGGGCGGCGCGCAACACCTCCAGGAGATGCTCACCCGCTACCACGGCAACGTGCCGCTGGCGCTGGCGGCTTACAACATGGGGGCAACCGCTTTAGACAAACGCCTCGCCTCTGGCCGCGCGCTGCCCCAAGAGACGCAGCAGTACGTGGCGCGGATCACGCGGCTGATGGCGGCTGCGCCCGAGGCGGCTGGTGTTCCAGGTGCTGCCGATGTCGTCAGCGCCGAGGATGCCCGCTTTATTCGGGCGACCGGCGGGGCCGCGCCGCCAGTCACGTTTGAGCAACTCGCCAATCTGCCGACGCACCAGCAGCCGTTTCTACTGCCGGGCCTGCCCAGCTTTGGGGGCGGCGGCGGCTTGACCGGACCCAGCGTGGCGGAACTGGCAAGCCTACCGCAAGGGCCGAGCACCATGCAACGGCTGGCCCCGTTCCTCGCGCCCCTGATGGGCGGCGCGTTGAAGGCGGGAGGGGCCACAGCGGGCGGCGGCGGGGTGGGGGCCTTTGGCCTGCCGAAGCTATCGCAACTCGGGGAGTTCTTCGGCATCTACGGCAAGGGCATCACGAACGCCGGGACGATCTTGACCTCCCCGGCAGTTGGCATGCTGGCCAGCTTGGGAGGCATGGCGTTAGCGTCCAGGGGATTGCAGCAGCGCAACGCTGCCGCGACCAGCATTGGCGGCGGCCTCGCAGGAGGCGGTTACGTTCTGAGTAATCCGGCGCTGATGGCGCGGATGTCCGAAATGCCGGGTGGGGCTCTGGGCGGAATCGGTGCGGGAGTCGCGGCGGGCGCGGGCCTGGGACTCTTCGCCAGTGGGTTCCAACGAGGCGGCGGCAGCGGGCTGGCAATGGATGTAGGCGGCGGTGCGCTGGCCGGGGCGGGGATCGGCTGGATGGCCGGTGGCCCGCTGGGCGCGGCCATCGGTGCGGGCATCGGAGCCGCGGCTGGTGCGATCACGGGGATCGTGCGCCTGTTCGTGCACACGGAACAGGAGCGCATCCGCACTGGGATCAAACAGGTCTACGGCATCGACATCTCAAACCGCCAGATCCTCACCCAGATCCAGCAGATCGTGGATCAGAAGTATGGCGGCAGCGTGACCATCGGCATTCGGTCGCAGGAGGTGCAGGACATCGTGCGGCTCTATGCGCTCTCGACCGGGCAAGCGGCCAACCTGCCGCGGCCAATGTATGCGGCCACCATCGCGCAGTCGCAGGCCGGAGGCCTCGCCACGCAGCCGGTCTACCAGGGCGGCGTGCTCGTGCAGAATCCCTACACCGGCCCGACGACGTACCAGTATCAGACGGCGGTCACCGCCGCGCAGGGACTGATGGCGGGCACCAGCCAGGGGACTCCGGGGGCCGGCGGTCAGGTCAGCAATATCTTCATGCAGCTGAACCCGCAGCAGGCCAACGATCTCTTTACAGGTCGCGTCGTGCAGGCGGTGCAGCAGAACCCCGCGGCGGTCGCCTCCGCGAATGCATCGGCTACCCGTTCGGGAGATAGCCGGGTGTCGCAAGCCTCGAACATGCTGGAGCCACTGACGAGCTTAGGTTGATGCCGCAGAATATCAATCCCGCGAACCCGGTCACCGTGATGCCGAAGCAGCTGTGCAAGTCCTTCCAGGAGGAGTTGCGCCTGGAGGCGCTGCTGAACCAGTACCCGGATGGCTCTAGCGACCGCGCCGCGCTAGCGCAGAACGTGCGCCACTACTTCCGCATGACGCAGGGCTTGAACGGCGCGGACTGGGCCGCGATGCGGCAGTTCTATATCGAGCAGCTGGGGCGGGCTTTCTACTTTTACAACCTGCGCGAAACCGTGCCGCCATTCAGTTACGACCCGACCGGAAACAACACCATCGGCCGCTATACGGTGGTCTTCGACGGCCAGTGGTCGGACACCTACAACATCGCGCGCACGGACGTGGCGCTGCAGCTGCGCGAGGTGGTCTGATGGTGCTGCGGATCGAAGCGCGCGACAGTCTCGGGCCGGTGCCCATTCCAGATCCGCCCACCATCGGTGGGTTTCCACTGCGGCCCGACTTCGGCGTCGGCATCGACTACAACCCGTCCGTCGTAGTCCATACCTTCGATCAGCCAGGCCTGAAGACGGAGCAGCGGGTTTTGCTGACCCCGATGGGCGCGCGGCGCTTCAAGTTCGCCAAACACCATCTGTCTTGCCGTGACTACGACGACCTGAAAGCCCACTTCGAGCAGGCGCAGGGCGGCTACGCGCAGTTTCCGTACACGGTGTACGAGCCGGGGCCGGGGCACGGCGCGCCGAGGTCCTCGCAGGCGCCGTACACGACCGAGACGGTCCTGGCGCGCTACGAGAACCCCAATATCTCCTTCGATTACATGGTGGCGCTGTTGATGAACGGGCCGGGCCTGAGCTTCCTGGAAGTGCCGCAGGCCACCCCGCAGTACGTTTCCGGCAAGCGCTTGACGCGATTCCCCGACGCGACCCTGACCACGGCTTTGCAGGACCAGTTCCAGGAGATCATTCCGCTGATCACTCTGACACCGCGCGGCAATGCCGCGGCCAGTGTGTATATCTCCAACCAGCGGTGCAAGATCGACACCACTTCCTACCTGCCGCGCCTGCTGGATTGGTCGGGGATCTCGCAGAGTATCGGGGAGAGTTCCGATTCCGCCAGCTTCACGTTCGGCAATGCGGACGGCGTCTGGCAGACCTACGTCAATCAGGTCAATCTGTACGCGGGTTCGATCCAGTTCAGCCTCTATCACGTCGGAAGCCAGTACATCGTGGACATCTGGAAAGGGTCGGTATTGAACTGGGGTTTCGATACCGGCGGGCGCTTCCAGGTGAACGCTTCCGATGGCGTGTTCAACCTGAGTCTGGCGTACCCTTCGAGGAAGATCCTGCGCACCTGCTGGAAGGTCTACAAGGGCCGCTGGTGC